TGGCTGCGGAAGGTGGCCGTGTGCCCAAGGGCGGCGTTGCGAAGCGCGGCGGCGGTGAGAGTGAATGCGTGGATCGCGTCGGGCGACATACCCGTGGCGAGGTGTCAAAAAGAAAAGCCCGGCGGGAAAGGCTCCTGCCGGGCTTTGCGGGTTGGGCGCTGTGAGGCGCGAGGAATTACTTCTTTTTCTTGGGTGACTCCATGCCTTCGACTTCGACAACGGCGCTGTGCTTTGAGGCGTGGCGCTTCAGAGTTTCGTTGAGTGATACGATGATGGTTTCGTCTGCGCTGAACTCACCGGAGACTTGCTTGGCTTTAAATTCGGTGAGTTGCTCGGCGAGCGGGACGCTCGGCAGGTGCTTGACCTGCCAAGTGTCGCCGTTGCGTGCGAGGGTGATTCCAAGGCGCATGAGGATTAAGCGGAAACGATGCGCTTGAGGGCGGCGGCGTGGCCGAGTGCGAAGCCGTAGTTAACCTCAATAACTGATTTCTCGGTGTCCGTGTCGGGATCGCCCCATGAGCGATACTCGATGGTAAGGCCGGTCTCTGGATCGACTGCCACTTCGTAGGCTGTGAGATTGTTGCGAACGCCTGGCGATGGGGCCACTGGCGAGAAGGCAACCAAGATTGCTTCTGGAAGCGCAACCATTCCGACGAGGTTCTGCGAGTTGCCGGGGATAAGGTTGGTGCCGATAACGTCAAAGCCAGCGATCTGTGGGAGGCGTCCGTTTTGGATGGCGGATGCACTGCCGACTGCGGCTGCGTTTTTGATCGAAGCGTCTTTGAGGAGAGCGCCTTCATAAGCGTTGTCGAGGATCATGACGCGGCTGGACTTCGCCCATTTGGCTTGGTCGAGTGCGGTCTTCATGGTGATCAAATCGTCGCTGTCGAAGATGGAAGCTGCACCAGTGTGGATCGCAGTGCCGTAGTTAGCGGCTGTCACCACTCCGAGAATGTCGCGGAGGATGTCTTCAGCAAGTTTGCGGCCCTTCAAGAATCCGAGTTGCTCGGGATTGAAATAAGGCTGGCGAGCGAGTTCGCTCGATGTGAAGGAGAGCGCTTGGTATTTGCGCTTGTTCACCGTGATCTCGCGGCTGTTGATCGCGTTGGAATCGGAGAACGCATATGTTCCGTTGAAGTCGCTCGTCGCGTCTGTGGCGAGAGGGAAGAATGGAACGGCGATCTTGTCGGTGCCTTGCAGCGGAACGCTGTTGTAGACAGTCGAGAAAGAGTTGAGTGGGAGAAGTGCTTCACGAAGCGCGATGAGAGCGCTATCGAGAACGACATTTAGTTTGAGTTCGGAGCTGATGGTAGTGGCCATGATGTTATTTTGAGTTGGTGGGTTGGATTCGGGTTTTCGTGAATTATTGCGGTGTCAAATTTTTAGATGCGATTTCGAGCGCCTTTCGGTTGGCTCGAAAGATGCGGGTCTTCTCTGCGCCGGTGGCGTTTTTCCACTGGTCGTAAATGTTCGCGGCGTTTTCTGTTGGCGTGACAACTGGGACTTGACGGGCTGCGGAGAGGCCGAGGCTGCGCTCGAGGCGGGCGAGGGCTTCGCGCTCCGTGTTGATTGCATTGTGCAGGGTCTCGATTTTTGCGCTGGCTTCTTTGAGGCCGGCAACGGCTTCGTCACGTTCGGTGATAACGGCGTTGTATTTTGCAAGGATGCTGTCTGCGCCTGCGATCTTGGCTTGTGGCTCTTCGACTGCGGGAGTTTCGACTGCGGGAGTTTCGACGACTTCCTCAATAGCGGGGGCGATGACTTCTTGCGCTACGGGTTCGGCTTCCACGGCGGGTGCGGGTTCGGTAGCTGGCTGCTCAACTGGAGCGGATTCGCTCACGACGGTTGCCTCTACTTCTGGGGCGGCGGTTGGTTCGATGTTGTCCATAGGTTTTGCTTTAGCGAAGGTGTCAAACCGAGCGCGGAGATTTTCGGGAGTGGCTGTTGCAGCTGCTGCGACACCTTCCTCGATGGCGTCGGCAAATCCGAGGGCGACGGCGTCCACGGCGTCGAGCCATGTCTCGGCGTCCATCATGGCGGAAATATCGGTTTCGCTCATGCCAGTCTTTCTGACGTAGGCGTTGCGCAGATTGACTTTGAGCATGTCGAGGAGGTCGGCTTCTTTGCGGAGGTCTTCGCTGCCACCCATGCTGACCGTCCAAGGATTATGGATCATCATGAGTGCGTTGTCGGCGATGTAGACCGGAGCGCCGGCCATAGCGATGACGGAGGCCATCGAGGCGGCGAGCGCGTCGATGTGAACGGTCACCCCTCCTTTGTGCCGGCGGAGAGCGTTGTAAATCGCGGTGCCTTCAATAACCGAACCCCCGGGCGAATTAATACGGAGGTGGATGTGCTGACCGGCAAGCTTGGCGAGGTCTCCGAGGAATTGCTTTGAGCCTGCGCCAAAAGCACCGATTTCGTCATAAAGAGTGATCGTGGTTTCATTGTTGCCGGTGGATTCCATTGCATAAAATTTTGGAGTGGAGGTGGGTGTGGTCATGGTTTTTAGATTGGCGTGTTGGCTGCGTCTTGCGGCATCTGTGCCGCGATGCCTCGGCTGACGGAGTTGGGAAATACTTCGGAGATGTTGAGCCCGAGGGATTCGCATTTGGCTTTGCGGCGAAGAAAGGTCTGGATGACATCTTCCTCTTCCTCTTCGGCGCGGAGGCCCTGCATGTTGTAAAATCGAGTCGGTGAGATGTGGCCCTTGTCGAGTTGTTCGCTGTAGGCACGGGCGTCGCGGCCGGAGTCCACCGTGATCTTGCGTGGGGCGAGCCATTCGTGACGCCACCAATCATCACCAGGGTAATCCAATCGCCCGGCTTGGATCTCATGCCACAGCCAATACTTGTAATAAGGGCGGCAAAACTGATCGATGACCATTTGTTGCAGGCGCTCGAGGAAGTTCTGCGTGACCTCGAGCACGGCGCGTTGCTCGGTGCCTCCGAGTCCGACATTGACCAGCATGGCTTCGGGTGGGAGGCCGATGGCAAAGGCGACATCCGAGCGGAGCGCACGCATGACGGCTTCGTAAGTCTGGCCGGGGATGTCGTTTTTAAAGGCTTCGAGCTTTTCGCCTGGCTTGAGGCGGGGCAGTAGGATTCCGTTCGGAAGGTCGCTAGTGGAAAGGTCGCCGACTTCGTTGCTGGTGGATTTCAGTCCGGACCCAAGTCCGATCTTGGCGACCTCGGAGGAGGTGACCATGTAGCCGATTTGAGATCCCGCTTTGTAGGCTCCCTTGACGAATCCGTTGATTTCGGAAATATCGCGGAGATTGGCGCATGCGGAGTGCAGCCATGAGACGCCACGGGGTTGTCCGTGCCGGCGGATGTGGCGGAAGTGTAGCACCTGATCGGCGGCGATATCTTGGCCGTCGATGATGTAGGAGGATGGCGCACCGAATGGGTCGAGGCGCACGCCGTCATGGGTGAACTCGTCTGTGTTTCCAAAGGAGTTGATGCCGCCGATGGCCTCGCCGCCGATGAAGCGGACGCGGGATGCGTTCTCTTTTGTCGTAAGAAATTGGGCGAAAAAATCACCATCGATGGCGACTTGTCGAAGGATGAGACTTTGCGCGGTGTAAAAATTCACCTGTGCTCCGGCATCAAATGCCCAGGCCTCGGCGCAGTTGCGATCTTCAAAATACTGGTCGACCTTTTTGTTCCACGCGAGATTCGAGGTTTTCGGCTGGACGACTATGCCGGTGCCGATAGCACGCTGGGCGAGATGCTCTACGATGTAGGTGGCTTGCGGTGCGTTATTGTAAAGCCAGCGAGCAAGTCGCAGGATCTCCATGCGCGAGGTGGGCGTGAGTTCGCGCTTGGGGTCGGTGGTCGGCATCCATATGTAGCCGCGATTCAGCGAGGGTTGAGCGGCTTCAAATGCGGCGGCCTTCGCTTCTGGCTTTCGTGGGCGTCCGGCTCCAGGGCGTAGTCCGCCCCGCTTTGATATTTTGATTCCGCTTTGATTTGTCGACACGCCCCAGCGGGCTTGTCAAACGCAGGTGCCGTATCGGCTACGGTCTGCAATATCAAAGAGCTGCCTGCCGGTCGGGCCTTCGTTGAGAATCTCTTCGACGGCTTGGAGAAGGAGCCACTTGGGAAAAGAGATCGACCCGGATGTGCCTGTGCCGTCAGTCGAGAGTGAGGTGATGACGACTTCCTCGGTGGCGCTGGCAAAGGTTGCGAGCGCGAGGGCTTCAAGCTCCACCGTGGTCTTGGTGCGGCGGAGGAAGGC